ATTGCTTATTCTCATATCCTATTTGAAGTTGATCCAATTGACGAAGTACTAGAGCAATACAAATCTGCTACTAGCGTCATCCAACTTACACAACCATCAGGTATTATTCTATGAGTATGAATTGGATAAAAGATATTGAAGAAATGCACGAAAAGTATCAAGTTCATGACTGGGTTAAAAACAATCCTGAAAAACTAGAACAACTACTTCATTTTCGTGTAGCCTTTCTTAAAGAAGAGTTTGATGAAACGTTTAAAGCTACTGGCGAAAAAGACGCTGAAGAAATCGTTGATGGTCTTATTGATCTATGCGTAGTAGCGATTGGTACATTAGATCTAATGGGTGTTGACGCTGAAAAGGCTTGGAATATGGTCTTTAACGCTAATATGGCAAAAGAAGTTGGCGTTAAAGAAAGTAGACCTAATCCATTAGGACTTCCAGATTTAATTAAACCTGAAGACTGGACAGCCCCTGACCATACTGGTAACCATGGTCTTTTAGTAAATTTATAATATGAGTAACACATGATATCTTTAACAATCTTTGATAATATATATGACAACAAAACGTCTAAAAGAGTTGATTATGATTCCTTTGACGATTTTGAAAAGGTTTTGTACAAATTAGCAAATGGTGGTAAGTATCAAAAGAAAACTGATGCACCTTTAATATCGCCTGCTACATATAAGACCGACACCACTCGAGCTAACGCCAATGTTGTTAGCTGGGGTGGGTTCGGCATTGTGGACGTTGATGACTATGAAGGATCTATTGATGATATTCATGAAAAATACTCAAAATATAAATACGTTTGCTATTCAACAGCAAGTTCAACAAAGGCACATCCGAAATTTAGATTAGTATTTCCATTGACTGAGTCAGTAGTTGCTGATAAGATTAAACATTTTTGGTTTGCTTTAAACAAAGAAATAGGAGATATTGCAGATGCGCAAACAAAAGATCTTAGTAGAATGTACTATGTGCCTTCACGGTATAAAGATGCCTACAACTTCATATTCACTCATGACGGATTTATCATGGACCCAAAAAAGCTTATGGAAGAACACAGATACGTCGTATCAAATGATTCGTTCTTCGATAAGCTACCAGAATCTATTAGGAATGGACTTGTTGAACACAGAAAAAGTCAACTTAAAAACACTAACTTTTCTTGGACCGGATATTCAGACTGTCCTTTTGTAAATAAAAAGCAGGTAGAAGACTACAAACGTATTACTAACGCAGGTTGGTATTTACAAATGTATAAAATTATGGTATCAACTGCTGGTAGTGCGATGCAGCGAGGTTATCCAATCTCAGCTAAAGAAGTCGCTTGGATTTGTTCAGACTTGGACAATGAAACCGGTGGTTGGTATGGTAAACGTGATATGATTAAAGAAGCTGAACGGGCAATTGATTTTGTCTTTCGTAACAACATGTAAGGAGAAAAAAAGATGGGTATTAAAATGTTATCCAGCCAAGTTCTAGTAACGGCTGTAGAAAAAGAAGAAAAGACAGTAGGTGGTATTATCCTTACTTCAGATACAAGTAAAGGATCTAAGCCAGGTTTAGTTTTGGCTGTTGGACCATTAGCAGCTGACTTTTTAAAACCAGGTGAAAGAGTATTTCTTGATTGGAATAAAGGTATGCCAGTAGATTATGAAGGCGAAGCTGCTGCGATTATTAATGTTGAATGGATCAAAGCTGTTATTTCTTCTTAAATTTAGGATACTATACTATGCAATTATTGAAAGAACTATTAGAACATAATATTATTATTGATAAAGGCGTCGTAAGACGCCGTACTAAATGGATGGCTGATGGTATATTAGAACATGATACTTCAGGTAGATCATATGATCAAATCTATGCTAATACTTTAAGCGGCGTTATTTGTGAAGTTGGAGTTGCTATGTTATGTGGCAGCTTGAACGAACAAGACTTTGATGTCAAAGAACGAGATACCTATGCTTGGGATGTTCTAAGTAGATTAAAAAGTAAAAGAAGAATAGAAATTAAACTACATAAAGATAAGTGGTATACTTACTATCCTGATTCTATTAATACTATGATGAACAATATTAAACACGAAGCGTTTGATTACTTAGTTACTGCTAATTATGTTGAACAACGTGATTACTATGTAGTAACACCTAGGCTTATTATAGAACCATCTACGTTTAGAAAGTATTGTAAAAGATCTCAATTCGCTAATTCTGGTACTTCATATTATGATCATAACACAGCTAGCTATGATAATCAATGTATTAAATTATTTTAAAATAAAGTGAAATAAACGTTTACAAAGCATTAAAAGTATGATATAATATACTCATATTAAAAAATAAAGATACAAGGTAATTACAAATGGCTAAATTCGATGAAAACAAAGCTCCACTCGGCTTAATACCTCCTGAAGCATTAGTACAACTCGCTGATGTCTTTGGCTTTGGCGCTGAAAAGTATGGCATTAATAACTGGCGAATCGATGGTGATTCAACAAGCTGGGTAAGAACATACTCTTCAGTACAACGTCATTTAAACGCTTGGCACGCCGGCGAAAACGATGATCCAGAATCAGGTATGACGCATCTTGCTCATGCTGCAACTCAGCTCTTAATTCTTATGACTCATGCTGTTGAACATCCTCATGTTGATGATCGTTACAATGGAGATAACCGATGAACATAGCTGATATTAGAAGTCATTTTTGTTCAGAACTATTCAATGAAAACTTTACAACTGATCGTAGTGGTATGCAAACTATTGAGTTACTAGGTGCTTCATTTATTGCTAATGAAGAATCTATATTTGGTAAACCTAATCAAGACTATATTGAAACCGAACTTGAATGGTATGAATCAGAATCTACAAACATAAATGATATCTATCCAGATCGTGATGCGCCAGAAGCTTGGCAAATGACTGCAAATGAACATGGTGAAATTAATTCTAACTATGGTCATCTAATTTATGGCGAAAAGTATCATAACCAATATGACCAAGTTGTTGAAGAATTAACTCAGAATCCTGATTCTCGTAGAGCTTCAATGATTTATACTCGTCCATCTATTTGGATTGAGTATAACGAAAATGGTAAGAATGATTTCATATGTACTAATTCAGTTTCATATTACATTCGCGATAACGCTTTACATTGTGTTGTTCAAATGCGTTCAAACGATGTTATGTTTGGATACAGAAACGATTGGGCTTGGCAAGACTACGTTCTTCGCCACTTAGCAAATGATCTTGAAACCGAAGTTGGTGATATACATTGGCAGTGCCAAAATTTACATGTGTACCAACGCCACTTCCACATGGTGAAATAGCATGACTGATTGGGGTAAGACATATAAGTGGGATAAACGTTATATTGAGTTAGCAGCTCATATCGCCGAATGGTCAAAAGATCCATCACGTAAAATCGGATCAGTTGCTGTAGGAGCTAAAGGTCAAGTATTAGCTCAAGGTTATAACGGCTTTCCACGTGGTATTGCTGATGATGAATCTACATATGTAAACCGAGTAACTAAGTATGAACGTGTAGTCCACGCTGAAATGAACTGTATATATAATGCAACGTATAACGGAACTTCGCTTGATGGAGCTACTCTATACATACATGGATTACCGGTTTGTTCAGAATGCGCTAAGGGTATTATACAAGTTGGTATTAAACGTGTTGTAACTAAAGAGATTGATGATTCTATGCCAGAACGATGGGTACAGTCTAATAAATTAACTAAAATGCTGTTTGACGAAGCAGGAGTACAATATGACTTCATCTAATGATCGATTTGATTTAGAACAAGCTATTATGAATGCTTGGAGTACATGTGATGATATCGATTTAATATATCATAACACAGATAAATTAGATTTGAACGCTAAAGATTGTGACGATCTACAAAATCAACTGTTAGGTTTAAGATCTATAGCTGAACTAAGATTTGAGAAAGTATGGGATATATTTGAATCACTTGTATCAACAAGAAAACTTGATACTGAGAACTCAATGTTGAGTGATACATATAACACAAGCGAAGAAGACGTTGATATTGAAGAATATTTGACAATGTTACATGGTTTAAAGCAAAAACCTATTGATTTTGCTGATGAATAAATACATACACTCTTAGCTCAGATGGATAGAGCAACGGCTTTCTAAGCCGTGGGTCATAGGTTCGAATCCTATAGGGTGTGCCACTTAATGCGGGTTTAGTATAATGGTTAATATAAGAGGTTTCCAACCTTTTGATGAGAGTTCGATCCTCTCAACCCGCTCCACTTTAATTTTATAAGAAAAGGTAATTATGATGACTTTAAAAACAGATGAATATGGTATTAAACAAGTACATATGGATATTCACACAGATTTTGCTGATGAATTGTTCTTAGCAAAACTATATTCAGCCATTGAAGATTTAGAAGGATATATTAATGTATGCCCAGAGTATGCTCATCCAGATGATCTTGTAGTTTACATAGAACAACTCGCGGCACATAACAAATTACTTGAATATTATACGGTTCCGTTATGAAATACATAGGCTATCAATTTAAAATGGATGATGATGGAGTACTTATGTCGAACGGCGATGGAAGATCTCAAATCATGATAGAACAAACTCCGTATAATATCGGTGATCAGTTCGTATTAACTCTAACTGAAAATGGCAGTATGCTATTTAAAAAATATTATGACAACAAAGAGTAAAAAGCCATTAGATTGGTATGTTAAGTGGGTAGCTTCAATCTTCGTTCTATCCGCTATGTCCGTTAGAGGCGTTGATGGTCTACAATTAATAGATCTATCATTGTCTGCTATTGGAATTATGTTATGGTTATGGGTGTCTATTCTCTGGAAGGATAGAGCTCTTATATTACTTAATGGTATTGGATTGATATTTTTATTAAATAATATTATAAAATCCCTTTACATTTGATCAAAAGTATGATATAATATACCTTATAACTACTTCTAATAACAAAACAAGTTATTACTACGAGTGAGCTACTCTGATTAATCCCAGTCAACCTCACATTAAAAAACTGAAATAAAGGTACACAAAATGTCTAAAATTAATATCGCAATCGCCGGTGTCGGTAACTGTTCTTCAGCACTTGTTCAAGGTGTTCAATACTACAACGAAAATCCTCATGATACAATTGGTCTAATGTTTGAAGACATTGGTGGTTATTCAGCTCCAGACTTTAACTTCGTAGTTGGATTCGACGTAGATTCACGTAAAGTTGGTCAACGATTAAATACTGCGATCTACGCAAAACCAAATTGTAACATGGAAGTATTTCCTCCAGGTCACGATATGAGCTGTATATCTGGCAACTCTTATGTTTATCGTTCACCAACACTTGATGGGATTGCGCCTCATATGCATGATCTAAATGAAAACATCTCGTTCGTAGAAGATAAAACAACAACTGCAATTACAGCTTCGGCTTATCGCAATATTCTTAAATCTAATAAAGTTGATGTATTACTAAACTATATGCCAGTAGGTTCAGAAGAAGCAGCTAGATGGCACATTGAAAATGCTATTAAAGCTGGTGTTCATGTTGTTAACTGTATGCCAACTTATATTTCTACTAAAGACGCTATGGAATTAGAAGAACTTGCTATCGAAAACAATGTGACAATTGTTGGTTCTGATATGCGTTCTGATTATGGTGCGTCTCGTTTATCTGAAGTTCTTCAAGGATCTATTATGGATTCTGGTTTATTAGTAACTCAACATATTCAAGAAAACAAAGCTTGTGGTACAACTCAAGGCGATATGCGTCGTACAGGTCGTACTGCTAATACAGACTTCTTAAACATGGCAACTAAAGATCGTTTGAAAAACAAGCATATCTCTAAAGAAAACGTATTAAATGGTCAAGCTGCAGTACGTGGTAAAGACATTGCTGGTCTTACAATGTATGCTGGACCATCACTTACGGTTTTCCAAAAGCCAGGTGATGAGTACATCGGATCAGATAACAAGATCGCTAATATCGATATGGTATTCTGGGGATGGGCCGGAGCTCGCTATGAATTAACCGCTAGATTATCTGTTCAAGATTCTCCAAACAGTGCTGGCATTGTTTATGACGCTATTCGATTCGTTAAGGTTGCTTCTGAAATGGGTATTGTTGGTTACTTACGTGGTCCATCAGCTTGGTCACAAAAGACTCCACCACAGCAACTTAAAACTGCTGATTCTAAGTTTGAATGTGATGCGTTAGCTCGTAGAATTTTAACTGATATTACTCGTCCACAACTTAAAAGTAATAATCCTAAAGTTGAGAACTTAACTTATACTTTCCAATCAGGTGAAAACGATTATGCGTAAGCAATTAATTAATACATTTGATATCGATGGTGTAATCTATTTTGGTGATGATGTTACTGGTGTTCGCCCTGGTCGAGACGATGTCATTATCACTGGTCGTTCTTATGAGCAAGAATTAGAAACTATTGAGATGCTGAAATCTAGAGACATAAACAATCATGTTATGTTTAATCCATTAAAGCGTACTGATTCTGAGTATTCCAGAACAGCTTCTGGTATTCATAAAGCGTATTGTATAGCAAAGTTAATGGAATCTTATAGAATAGGATTACATTTTGAAGATGATCCTATTCAAATCGAAGAGATTAAAAAGGTTCATCCTGAGTTAAATGTGATCCACTTGGTAAGAGAGGGTCTCATTGGCTACTAGAAGCTATAATTATGATTGGTGGTCATTCAATAAAGACCTTATGCTTGACTTCAATCATTTTTTAAAAAAGATAAATGATCGTGCTGCTATTAATCAAGGTTATAGTGATGATCTATATGAGAATCTAAACAGACATGGCGTTATAGATCATGGTTTAGGCGAGAACGTTGAGTACTTTCATCCAACTATTACGTTAGATGATCGTATGAGATTTATTGGTACTGAAATAGCTCAATCAGGAATGAGCGATACTAACATTGTTGGTAACACTATCATATCTCACTTTTATGGAGCACGTGGTGTTCACTGGGTAGTATCAGGAAAGGAAGGAACCTTTGTTGATTTTGATCGTATTGCTGATAACGATGTTGATTACATTAAGTCTTTACGCGATAATATAGATAAGGGTAGAATCAATAAGCTGCCAATCTGGGGTACTACTGAGTTACATACATCGATTCAAGCGTCAGGTAGAAACTATTGTCGTAAAAAGTATAATGAACCTGATCGTAAGTTTCATCCAATTGACGTAAGTGAATGGGTTGCTTCTTTTAGAGATACTAAAATAATTGAGGGTATGTTAGCTGCTAAAGATCTTTTTGAAGTATTTACGTTATTAAGAACTTTACCAGGAGTTGGCGAATACTATGGTTTCCATTGTGCTACTTCAACATCAGTTTTACCTCAAATGAAGTATCATCATGATCAAAGATTTGTAGCGCCAGGACCAGGCGCGGTTTATACTATCAAGCTTTTATGGCCAGATGTTCCAAACAAGTATCTAGCTGAAGCTGTTTATTTTATGCGTGAAAACGCTGATGCTATTGGTTTAACTAAAGGTGTTGATTTCCACAACAAAGCTCATAATATTGAACTATCTAATGGATCAACACTCTTTGGTGAAAGTCAAGATAGTCTAAAGTATTATGGTACTGAAGTGTTATGTTGTCAATATGGTGTATATCTACAAATACGAAATGATGAAAAAGCTTGTAGAAGACGTCAAGTTGCAAGAGCAAAGACACCACAAAACAATTTAAGTGAGTTCTTTTAATATGAAAAATATAATTAACTGTCCATTTATACCTATCGCTAAACGAGCGGCTTCTCATAGAGGAGCACAAGGTGTTATATATGGCGATATGATTAAGGAAAAATATGGAAACTGTGACGTTAACTATGGCGGAGAAATTACTGATCACAATGCTTATGATAATATGTGGGTTTACCATGGCAGCGATTATAGTGGTGGGCTCAATATGTTCGGTGGTGTTTATGGTTTTCCATATGTTGGCAATACTGTCAATTTCTCTAAATTCAAAGGTCAAGTCTATTCTATAGGTATGGACTTCCCACCATATCATACAATGATTAGAGATAAATTAGCTTCTGCAAAACGTGAAGTACAACCACAATGGGCTGAAGTTGATCTTGTAAATCTTGAAAGAATGTATGATACTGCTATTCGAGTTGATGTTCCTAATCAAACTCGTAAAGTTATTATTGGTGATAGTCATTCAATATGTATGTATAGACCAGGCTGGACAGTTAATAGCGTTCCATTTAAGACTCTAAACGGAGCTTTAAATGATGGATTCAAATCATATATTCCTGATGAGTATGATGAACTACATTGTTATTTTGGTAATATCGATGTTCGTCATCATATAGTTAGATTAGAAGCGAGTGTACGAGAATTAGCTGATAGATATATAACAGAAGCTGATAAATTCAATGCTAAGATATACGAATTATTACCCATTGAACATGAATCACGAAAGCTTCCACAGTCAGGTTACCATAAAGGTCAGCCTTTCTGGGGTTCTTGGCAACAACGTACTGATATCCGCAATGAGTTTAATGACTACATTGAAAAGCAGTATGGAATTATACGTTGGACTAAGAAACTGTTAAATAAATCTGGTGAACTTGATTTCCAATATATGGAAAAACCGAAGTCAATACATCTATCACGCGAATTCTATCCATATTGGAATGGCATCGCACCCATAAATAATAACACACTTGAAGGATTTTTCTAAATGGCTACATGGGCAAGCATAGTTCCATTGATTGGTGGCGAAACCATCGCAATGCAGAACATATTTAAAAC